GAAAAATCGTGCAGCGCAAAAAGGCATGAACTTAGAAAAAGCTCCTAAGCCACAACATGGTAAGGGTAGTGAAGGTCAGAACAATCAAAGTGTTGTTGCTGAATCTAAGAAGTCAGTTAAGAAAATTATTAAGAAATAAGGAACTCTAGAAGCAAATGGCTTTGTATCTTAGAGAAAACTTAACGTTCGACCGTGCTAACATGGTCGTTGAAAGTATCAGTGACGGAGAAAATAAAAAATCTCTTTACATGAAAGGTATTTTCATTCAAGGTGGGGTAAAGAACGCCAATGAGCGTGTTTACCCTGTCGATCAAATTGAGTCAGCAGTTGAACAACTCAATGAACAAATTATGGAAGGCAACTCGGTTTTAGGAGAAGTCGATCATCCAGACGATTTAAAAATCAATTTAGACCGTGTATCCCATATGATTACTAATATGTGGATGGACGGTCCTAATGGTTTTGGAAAACTAAAAATATTACCTACTCCAATGGGAGAACTCGTTTCTACCATGCTACAGAGCGGCGTAAAATTAGGTGTTAGTAGTAGAGGAAGCGGCAACGTAGATGACGCTACTGGTAAGGTTAGTGACTTTGAAATAGTCACTGTGGATATTGTCGCACAGCCTAGTGCACCAAATGCTTATCCTAAAGCAATTTATGAAGGTATGATGAATATGCGTCATGGTCATAAATTGTTGGAAATAGCAGGAGAAGCACGAAACGACAAAAAAGTACAGAGATACCTGAAAGACGAAGTGGTTCGTCTTATCAAGGACCTCAAGTTATAATAGGGGAATACAGCATGTTTGATGCTATTAAACCATTACTTGAGAGTGGAATAATTAACGAAGAAACCAGCCAAGCTATAAACGAAGCATGGGAATCTAAGTTAAATGAAGCTCGGGAGCAAGTACGTGCAGAACTACACGAAGAATTTGCACAGAGATATGAGCATGACAAGAATGTAATGGTAGAAGCCCTTGACAAAATGGTAACTGCAAATCTAGAGGAAGAAATACGTGAGTTTTATTCTGAAAGACAAGCAATGAACGAAGACCGCGTTAAAGCGCAAGTAAAATTGCGTGAAAATGCTGCTAAGTTTAATGATTTTATGGTAACTAAGTTAGCAGAAGAAATCAGAGAACTACGCAATGATCGTAAACTACAAGTAGAAGGTCAACAAAAACTTGAGCAATTCGTTGTTCACGCCTTAGCACGTGAAATAAAAGAATTTGCACAAGACAAGCAAGCAGTAGTTGAAGCAAAGGTCAAGTTAGTTGCTGAAGGACGCAAACAATTAGAATTACTGAAGAACAAGTTTGTTACAGAAAGTTCTAAGCGTTTAAATTCTGCTGTTACTTCACACCTCAAGGGTGAATTAGGTCAATTGAAAGAAGATATCAAAATTGCACGTGAAAACAATTTTGGTCGTAAAATCTTTGAAGCGTATGCAAGTGAATACAGTTCAACTCATTTAAATGAGAAAGCTGACACACGTTCATTGTTAAATATGCTGGAAGAAAAAGATCGTCAATTGGCTGAATCTGCCGAAAGAATCAATAAGGCTAAGGTCTTAATTGAAAGTAAAGAACAAGAAGTTCGTATCATTAAGGAATCCAATGAGCGTAATAAAGTCATGGGAGAATTGCTTTCAACTCTAAATGAGGAGAAAGCAGGATTAATGAGGAACTTATTGGAAAGCGTACAGACACCACGTCTGCAAAACGCTTTCGACAAGTATCTACCAGCAGTACTTAATACTGGATCTGAAAAGCCTGCAGTTAAAAAGGCAATGATTAATGAATCAGTAAAGGAAGTGACTGGGGATAAAGCTGCAATCAAACCAAAAGTTGAGGATGAGTCACATCACCGTGACAATGTAATCGACATTAAGCGTTTGGCAGGGCTTTAAAATTAGACATACAAAATTAGGAGAAATATAATTATGTCACAAGTACTCTTAGAAAGCCGTTGGGACGAAGCCAAAGAAGCTCTGATGGAAGGCTTAAAAGGAACTCGTCGTTCAACTATGGGTGTTTTATTAGAAAACACTCGCAAACAGTTACTTGCTGAAAGTTCAGCGGGTACAACAACAGCAGGTAATATCGCTACACTTAACCGTGTTATTCTACCGGTTATTCGTCGTGTAATGCCTACTGTTATCGCTAATGAATTAGTTGGTGTTCAGCCAATGACAGG